AACTTACATCTCAAAAGTTGAATCACTAATAGCTTTATCGAGTCGTTGCGACATGATATCAAACTGGAAATCAGATATTTTTCTATCAGAGAAAAATCGAAATACATGACTTCCACCACGGCCTGGAGGCTTTCGCCTAACTTGACGCAAATATCCAGCCTCTTCCAAGATTTTGAAATATTTACTAATAGTTGGACGACTAACACCTTTCCGCTTAGCTATTTCTTCTGGATAGACTTGCCAGTTTGGGTGATTAGCCAGCACCACCATCATGATGCCCACAGCTGTGAAATCTAGCGCAGGATCGTTGATAAAACTATTACTAACAGCTGTATAATCGTCAGTTGGATTCCTGAAAGATGAACTGGCAATCCAAATCTTTAAAGTATGTCATACGCTCCCCTTTCCATCTTTTTTCATTACGGTTAAACCGCAATATCGGTTAAAAAAATAATATCATCTACTGATACATCGAAAACACTAGCGATTTGATATGCTTTTGAAACACTAGGTTCTGTTATCCCACGTTCCCAATGCCCCCAAGTATCAACCGAGACATTCACAGCTGCTGCCGCATCACTTTGTCTCCAGTTTTTGAGTGTCCTTAGTGTTTTTAAAGTCATTTTCTGCACATTCCCACCTCCTTATCTAAATTCATCCAAGCTGACTTCCAGTGCATCAGCGATTTTGCATATATTAGGCCAAGAAAGGTATTTTACCTTTCCGCTTTTCAAGTCAGAAAAGAAACTTCGATTAACTCCAGCCATCTTAGATAACTGATGTCCGTTCAGATTTCTTTCCTGCATAATTCTGTTTAATTGTTCCCACATGTTACACCTCCCGAAAACACTATATGTTGTTAAACAAATATATTTAATTACAATATGTTGTGTTTTTCTGCTATCTATGTTATAATCATTCTTGACTAAGACCTCTCACGTTTTAGTCAAAATTCCAATAGAAAGGAGGTAATGTTATGACTCATTATTGGTATAACGATCGCGTTGATACTAACAATAATCACGAAGTACATAAACTTTCTTGTAAGTATCTACCTGATACAATTCATTCCACGTATCTAGGAAAATTCGACTACAATTTTCAAGCCATGGAATATGCTAGGCAAACCGAACCCTACAAGCAGTTTGACGGTTGCTACTTTTGCATGCCAACCGAACATAACGGCTAATTTGACTGAGTTGCTTCCTGCAACTCTTTTTTATGCTCTCGATTGCTAGCAATTGTTGAACGATACTCTTGAATAAAATGGTACTTCATTGTCTCAATAAAGAACTTCCGTTCATCAATCAACATTTCCCTCAAAAATTCGCATTCTTTTCTTAGTGCAATCAATTCTTGTATTCCTTCTGCTGCTGTTTGAGTTACTTCTGCTAATTTTTCCATACCAGAAATATCAACATTAACATGCGGCTGTTCCATTATCGTTCCCCTTGTTTTACTTTCCAGCGCCCTGAGTTCAATCTCATGGCTGACTTGTTTCAATAGCTTCTCACACGCTATTTTAGCTTCTCTGTACGTTGTGTTTTCGCTGATGAAGTAATCAGCAAGTTCGATGATTTTATCTTCCAATTCTAACTCGCTTTCAAATGTGGTATAATCAAAATAAAATGATTGGAGAAATACTATGAAAACTGCTAACGTTTCATTCCGTGGTGCGAGTCACCAGACAGTAAAATTTGAATATCCTGAACATTGCCCGCATTGCGGAAAAAGCATCTCGCCTGAAAGAATACATGTTTCAGATAGTGAGGATAGTTACGCTAGTGGAGATGCTCGCTTTGTTGTTACTTTTCGTTGCTCACGCTCAGCTTGCAAAAAATACTTTTCTGTTGAGTATATTTTCGAATCTACATCTAAGCCCTGTGTAATTGTAGAATACAGCTACCGTCCACCTATCAAAGTAAAACTCCCTGAAAATATAGAGAAAATTTCTCCCGTTTTTGTTGAAATCTATTCTCAAGCAACAATTGCAGAAAGAGAGGCATTAGACCAAATAGCAGGTGTCGGCTATCGTAAAGCAGCAGAATTTCTCATAAAAGATTACGCAATCGCTAAAAATAAAGACGATGAAGGAAAAATCAAAACAATTATGCTTGGACAAGTAATCGCTACATACTTAAATGATTTCCCAAAAATTCAAGCCTTGGCAAAATCTGTTGCCTGGATTGGTAATGATGAGACTCATTATGTCCGCAGACACGATGGTAAAGATATCGATGATTTAAAGAAATTCATTCTCTCGGCGGCTCAATTTATTGCTGCTGATTATGATGCAGATGAAGCGTTACTTTTTACATCTTCTTCTGATTGAGAAATCTTAGAATCTAGTTCATCCACTTTCTCAGCAATATATGTCACGATCCTCAATATCTCATTGAGGGCTGTTCTTTCTAGTTCATTCATTCCGTTCTCCTTTCTGTTTGTGATATAATGAAATCAAAAATGAGGTAATTCTGATGAAATTAAATCCTGATTGTATAAGAGATATACTGCTAGATATTGAAAGTAAAACTACTTTCAAAACATATGCTAAGTACACCGAACCCGAGGACTTCAGTAATTTACAACCAAAGTATGAAGTTGACGAAATAATGTATCATATAAGACAATGTGAACATTCTGAATTGTTCATTGATAAAGTTTCGTACTTCATTGGCGGAGGTTGTATGGTAAGAGATTTATCTCCCAAAGGGCATGAGTTCATAGCAAACATTCGAAAAGATACCAACTGGAATAGAACAAAAAGTATTGCTAAAGATGTTGGTAGTTTCTCTATAAATGCTCTTACAGGTATAGCTTCACAAATTATTGCAGAACTAATCTCTAGGCAGTTCAACCAGTAATTTCACAAATAACTCAGCACTGTTGTTTTCAGCCGTGCTTTTTAATTTGAATTTTTCTACCCCTTTTAAAAGGTTTCCGTCAAGATAAATCTGACCGCCCCTTAATTCAAACTCATTCATCTTCTACTCCTTATCTTTTTTATCACATCGGTATTCCACTATCTTACGAATAGTAAAAGATACAATCACAAATCCTGCTAGGATTATCAAGCCAACATTTTCATCCATTGCTTTTCACGGCAAATGATGGTACACTATCAAGTAGAGGTTGGGGCATCGCCCCTTTCTCTACTTTTTGTTTTGAAGCTTACGTTTGTGTTCTAAGATTTGTTTGTGCCACAAACGAGCTTCTCTGACTAAGCCTAGTGCCAAGATGACGGTTGCAGTGTCCTTGGTTGCTAGGCTTTTTATGATGTGTTCCATCATTTGCCTTACCTCCTTTTCCTTAAGCTTGATTTAATTATACTGCGGTTAAACCGTAATGTCAAGTATTTTTTGCGTTTTTTTCGCAATTTTTTATTTTATTCTTTACTTTTTTGCGTTTTTTCCGTAAAATGTACTATATAAGGAGGAACGGAAATGAAAGTCGAAAATAAAAAAATTTTTGCCAATAATCTGAGTTTTTACATGGAGAAAAAAGGGGTGGATAGAAATAGATTATGCGCAGACTTAGATTTAAAATACACTACCGTTCGCGATTGGCTAAAAGGAATAACCTACCCTCGCATTGGAAAAATTGAACTTTTGGCAAACTATTTTAATATAAATAAATCTGACCTTATCGAAAACAAGATTGCTACCGTTCAAGCATCAGACTCCCTTTTAGAAGAAATTACAAACACAGCTCGAAAATTAAACACTGACAATAAAAAAATCGTCCTACGGACTTCTGAGGATCTTCTGAAAGAGCAAAAAAACGAAGATAAAACGAAGGTAAACGAAGTATCAGAGAAAGTTATCGACTTGTACCAAGTTGAGGTAGTATCTGAGACTGCAGCAGCTTGTGGATTTAACTATGGATTCGGTTACGACGATACTGACAGAGAGACTATAGAGGTTGACGAGCAACCACCACGCCACGATATTGCTACCAAGGTAAGCGGAGACTCCATGCAACCTGACTACCAAGACGGAGACATTCTCTATTTAGTAGACAAAGGACTGACTACCTACAACGGAGATTTGGCAGTTATCGCATACGGAGATCGTTCTTACTTCAAGAAGATATATACCGAAAACGGACGCTTACGCCTAGTGTCGCTCAATGACAAGTATGAAGACATCATCCTAGACTTCCCACCAGCCGAAGACACACACATCAAGATTTTTGCAGTTATTGGGGTGTATAGAGGGGAATAAAACTAAATTTAACAAAAATACCTTGACAAAATTTAAACAATACAGTAAAATGGAGATAATTTAAGAAAAAAGTGTCAATAACTCTACGGGGTCTGATGCGGAAGAAGTCTTCTCCATTTGCTTGGAGGAGGCTTTTTTTGAAACCATTTAAAGATTTAGAAGAACAACTTGATGTGCTCAAAGATAGAAATCTTGCTATCACCAATAGAGAGCGTACATTAAAATATTTATTGAGTAACAACTACTACAATATCATTAACGGATACAGTAAATTCTTTCAGATAATAGATAGTGATAATTATATAGAGGGCGTCACCTTCGATGAAGTGGCTTCTCTCTACACTTTTGACAAGGATATTAAGAGAGCTATCCTGCAATCTATACTTGAAGCTGAACATCATATAAAATCTATTACAGCTCATAGATTTGCAGAGGCTTATCAAAATCAACAATATGCTTATCTCGACACTAAAAATTACGACAACGATAAAATCCTTGATGTAGGCTATATCATATCTAGACTCTCTAAAATTGTGAACTATAATAAAAATAAGCGTGGAACTTCAATCAACCACTACTACACTAACCACAAAGATGTCCCGATATGGGTTTTAACTGACTACTTGGAATTTGGTGATACACGAAACATTATCAAAAATTTGCCAACGAGTCTACAAAATAAAATTGCAAAGGATTTAGTTAGTTTTTTAAAAACAAATAATCCCGATTTCACTGGTGTGTTCCCCCCAGAAACTATGATTTCTTTTTTAAAAAATATCAACCAAACAAGAAACGTATGTGCTCACAATAACAGACTGCTAAATTATAATTGTACTGCAAATAGTGTCTACTTTTCCCCTATCCATGATGACTTCAACTTACAAGACGACGATTCCAGAAAATCAGTCTACTCAACAGTTGTCAGCTTACAGTGCTTCATCAGCGGAGAAGAGTTCAATCGTTTGTGGAATACTCTCAGAAAAAAAGTTAGAAAACTTGAAAACAAACTAAAATCCGTTGATATAAACATTATAAATGCTACATTAGGATTTCCAAATAATTGGCACCGCAAGGAACCGAGAAAATAAATAAACCAACTCTTTCCATTTTGGAAATAGTTGGTATGTAAAAAACAGAAATAAAAAATGTGCAATAACTGATCCACATTAAAAGCTGAGAGAGGTTTCATTATGAATGAAGAACGCAAAGTTTTAGGTATTTTGGCTATTATTTTTGGAGCGATTGCTCTATTTGGGTCTTGGATGCCTATTATTAACAATCTATCTTTTGTTATTGCTATCTTAGCGCTTATATTGGGCTTGATAGGTCTAGCTATTAACAGAAAAAGACCAAAAATGTTGGCTATCATTGGTACAGTCTTAGCAGTCGTATCAATGGTTATTGTTATCGCTACGCAATTGATGTATGCCCGTGCTTTGAATAACGCTGCTAAAAACGTTGAAGAAACTGTCAGCTCAGTAAGTTCTTCTATCGAATCATCACAAAAAGAAGAGGATGCTAAATTTAACTGGACAAAAGAACAGTTTGACGCTCTTCAGATGGGTGACATCACGAATTATGGAGCTGGTGGAACTAACTACGATGATATTGTTAGCGTTCATGGAGAACCAAATAGCATAAACACTACTACTGTTAATGATCATGAAAGCAGAACAATTTCATATTCTTCAGCAGGGACAAAACTCCGAAGCATTACTTTGACATTTAGCAAACAAGAAAATGGTGCTTATTTATTGACTGCTAAAGTCGGCATCGGATTGGAATAATTCAAAATAAAAAAATCCCCACACTCGCCATCGCCAAATTTTGAGTGTGAGGATATCGTCTATAAGGAAACAACCATTCAAAAGGTCGTTTTCTTGTACCCATTTTATCAAGAAATGAGGTAAAAATCAATGGAAATAAAGTCTTATAAAAAGAAAAACGGAGAGACGGCTTTTGGTTTTAGAATTTACGTCGGAAAAGAAAACGGAAAAGACAAGTATATTAAACGAAGAGGATTTGCGACTAAAGCTAAAGCAAGAGCAGCACTACTTCAACTTCAGGAAGATATAGAAAGTGGAGAACAAAGCAGGAAAGAAATCACGGTTGAGGAAATCGCAAAAAAATGGCTCAAAGATTATTCTGAGACAGTGCAAGAAAGCACATACATCAAGACATCTAGGAATTTCAAGAATCACATCTATCCAGCTTTCGGCAATAGAAAGATAGCTACGATAACACCACTTCAAATGCAGGAACAAGCTAACGAGTGGTCGAAGAAACTGGTCTATGGCCGTAAGTTAAAGGGGTTGATGAATAATGTTTTTAAGTATGCAATCAGACATGGTTACATTGATACCAATCCAGTAGACAGCGTGATTACATCAACAAGAAAGAAATCAGATAACAAGAGCGATTTCTATAGCAAAGACGAACTTAAAAAATTTTTAAAACTTGTCTCCAAAACAAAGGATCTAGAGAAGATAACTCTATTCCGTCTTCTGGCCTTCACAGGGGCACGAAAAGGGGAGATTTTAGCTCTTGAGTGGAATGACTGGACAGATAATACTCTTGACATAAATAAGGCCATTACAAGAGGTTTTGCAGGCGAAGAGATAGGCAATACCAAAACGGTAAGCAGTAATCGACTAATCAGTCTGGACAAGAAAACAAAAAGTATTTTGAAAAAATGGAAAAAGCAAAATCCAAACACCAAATACATTTTTGAAAATGAATTTAAAAAGCCAATTCCAAGCACTCTTCCTAGAAAGTGGCTTATCAAAATTGTGGAAGGTAGCGACCTACGTCCAATTAAAATCCATGGATTCAGACATACACATGCCAGCCTTTGTTTTGACGCTGGTATGACTTTGAAGCAAGTCCAACATCGGTTAGGACATTCCGACTTGAAGACGACCATGAACGTTTATACTCACATAACTAAGCAAGCAAAGGATGACATCGGAGAACGCTTTGCCAATTATATTAATTTTTAAACACAACAGACCTTCTTCAAAAAGAGGGTCTGTTTTAGGGTCTGTCTTTTTCGCAAAAGAATACCAAGGAATACCAAACTCAAAAATAAAAAACGTTGATTTAACAACGTTTTACAAAGGAATGCAAAAGAATGCAAAGGAATAATGGAGCCGGTGGGAGTC